GTGTATAAGAAATTGATAATAATAACCCTTATAATAGTAAGTGGGAACAAAAGATAGTTTCCTCTCATAAATACCCTTTTTCAAAAAGTATCTAGTTTCATTTTATAGGCTAGGTACTTTTTGTTATGAAGGAAAATAGTTTGTGCTAGAACTCCAGTGTTATGTGGGCAATACAGAGAAGAATGTGAAAAAATGAAATTATTGTATTTTCCATTTAATAAGGTCCATGAAAGAGATTTAGCAGAATGTTTTAAAAATGATCAGAGAAGAAAGTAGGGAGGAAGAGTATGGCTAGGGCACCAAATGAAGAGTTAAACTATAAGCAAAAACTTTTCTGCACTATATATAGTAAATGCTTTAATGCAACCAAGGCTTATAAGCAGGTTTATAATTGTTCATATAAAACTGCAATGGCTTGTGGATCTAGATTACTTGCAAATCCTAAGGTAAAGGAAAAAATAGAGTTATTAACGAAAGCGGAGATTGATAAAGAAACTTTAAAATATGGAGTTTTACAGAAATATATTGATATTGCTTTTGCAGATATAACTGAATTTTTAGAGTTTGGAGAAGAGGACATTCCACTTTTTGATAAGGATGGAAAGCCAAAATATAACGATGATGGTGCAGTAATGACTAAAAAATTTACTTATATAAAGCTTGGAGACAGCAGTAAAATAGATGGAACTTTAATTAGCGAAATATCTGAAAGTACAACTGGAATTAAATTTAAGCTTTATGATAAGATGAAGGCTTTAGACTTTCTTACTAAACATTGTAATTTACTTGATGATGAGACCAAATCTAAGTTAGAATTTGAAAATAAAAAACTTCAAAATGATAAATTAAGGGCAGAGATTAATAAGGCGAATACTGACGAAGAGGATAAGATTGAAGATGATAAATTCCTAGAGGCTTTAAAAGATAAGGTTAATGAGGTGTGGAAGGATGAGTAAACACATAGAAAAGAATTTTAAATTTAAGCCTTTTTCAAAGAAGCAGCTTCAGGTTTTGACTTGGTGGAATGAGAAATCTCCTGTAAAGGACAAGGATATATTAATTGCAGATGGTTCAGTAAGGGCGGGCAAAACTATTGTGATGAGCCTGTCTTTTGTTATGTGGGCAACAGAAGAATTTCATGGAGAAAACTTTGCCTTTTGTGGCAAGACAATAGGCTCCCTAAGAAGAAATGTTGTAAAACCTCTGAAAAAAATGCTTAAGGGCAGGGGATATAAATGTAGAGACCGCAAATCTTCCAATGAAAATTATTTGACTATTTCAAGAAATGGAAGAAGCAATGATTTTTATTTATTTAGTGGTAGAGATGAAAGCTCACAGGATTCAATTCAAGGAATAACCTTAGCCGGTGTTTTATTTGATGAAGTTGCTTTAATGCCTCAATCTTTTGTGAATCAGGCAACTGCTAGATGCTCAGTAGATGGCTCGAAAATGTGGTTTAATTGCAATCCAGATGGGCCATATCATTGGTTTAAGATTGAATATTTAGATAGGTTGGAAGAAAAAAATGCAATACATTTACATTTTACCATGGAAGACAACTTGTCGCTCAGTGAAAAAGTTAAGGCTAGATATAAAAAAATGTATTCGGGAATATTTTATAGAAGATATATTTTAGGCTTATGGTCTCTTGCAGAAGGCATTATTTATGATATGTTTAATGAAGATATCCACAAGGTTAAAGCAATTCCTAGAAAGTATGAGAAGTATTATGTGAGTATCGATTATGGAACTCAAAATGCAACAGTATTTTTATTATGGGGATTATTTGAAAATAAATGGTATATAGTCAAGGAATTTTATTACAGTGGAAAAGCCACAAAGGAGCAAAAATCAGATGTGCAATATTCTAAAGAGTTAAGGAATTTCCTGGGGACAATTATTCCGGTAAAAATAATAGTTGATCCAAGTGCAGCCAGCTTTATTGCTCAGCTTAGGGATGATAATTTTAAGAATGTTATGAAAGCTAAGAATGATGTATTAGATGGGATAAGAACAGTATCTAATGCTTTAAATCTTGGCTTATTTTATGTTAATGATATATGCAGGGAAACTTTAAAGGAGTTTAGTTCATATATTTGGGATCCTAAGAAGCTGGATCATGGAATTGAAAGTGTGCTAAAAGATAAAGATCACTGTATGGATGCAGTAAGATACTTTATTTATACAATTCTTAGAAGTGACATTGATCTAAAATATGATGACTCAGTTTATAAAAAAGGAAGAGGAATAGTTAACTTTAGTAGCTATGATTCTTATAAAAGAGGAGGGGAAGTATTTTAATGTATTTTGATTATGATGATAAAAGTAAAAATATAAAAGAGGTATTATTCAATTTACCAGAAGTTGAGAAGTATGAAAGAAAAAGAGTAAGAAAAGATTATATATTTTACAAAGGCAAAAGTATAATTCCAGTAAATAAAGTTTATGAGGACAAGGCTATTTTGGGACAAAACTGGGAGACTAACGATAATTGTGATTATAAACCTACTCAAGATATAAGAAATAAAGTCAAACCACTTCTAAAAAAACAAGCTAGATGGATGTTTGGAGTAGAACCAACTATTAAGTTTAAAAGTGATAATAAACAGGATAAGGAACATTGTGAAGAGCTTAGGAAATTTATTGAAGATGTATTAGACGATAATTTCTTTTGGTCAACAACTAAAAAAGCATTTTTGGAAGCAACTATTAAAAAAAGAGTTCTTCTCAGAGTTGAAGCTAATCCAAATTCTCAAATAGCTATTAAATATGAATCTATAGAAAATTTTTATTATAAAGAAAAAAATGGGAAGCTTTTATATGTAGTGCTTTTTGAGGAAGATGAAGAAAATGTATATAAAGCCTCAGATCTAGAGAAGCTTTATTATCTTCATACTTACTATTATAAAACTAACGAAGAAACTAAAGAGCTTGAAGCTTGGTATAAAAAAGAAACTTATAGGAATCTAGAGCTTCAAGAAAATTTAAAAATAGACGTTAATACAGGATTTTCAACTATTCCATGCTGGTTAATTAAAAATGGCGGGGAATTAAATGATTCCTTTGGTGAATCTGATCTTGATGAATTAATAGATATTCAAATTCAATATAACAAAACAATTTCAGATGTGAGGGATGCATTAAGATTTCAAATGTATGGTTCAGAGGCAGTTATTGATGGTAAGGAAGAAGATGTCAATAAGTTTATTGTAGCTCCAGGCGCTCTGCATGCAGTGAGGACAAGAGATGAACTATTGGAATCAGGGAAACAGGCTAAGGTCCAAAGATTAGAATATAATATGAGCAATAATGCTGCTGTTGAAGCTTATTTAGATAGGACGGAGGCAGATCTTAACTTTGCTATGGACATGCCTAGATTAGCCGATTTGAACAATATACCAAGTGCAAAAGCTATGTCATATTTATATAATGATTTAATTGCAAGATGTGAAGATAAATGGAATGATTGGACACCAGCTTTTATAAATTTATTTAATTTCATAAAAGAAGCCAGTCCAGTTTGCTATCCAAGTAAATATAGTAAGAGTTGGAATCAATTAAAATATACTACATTGTTTGATCATAATTATCCGCTGCAAAGTGATACCAGTGAAAAGAAAACTTTAGCTATGTCAGAAGTGAATAGTGGAGTAAGATCACACCAATCTTATATAAAAGACTATTCAGATATAGAAGATGCAAAGGAAGAATGGAACGAAATTTTGCAAGAAAAAACTCAATTGAAGGGATAAGATACCTCAATTAAGTATATATTTACCAAAAGTAGACATATTTTTGGTACGCAAGACTATGAAAATCTCGCATTCTTTCGTCTTTTTTAGGGGGGCAGACGTTAAAGAACAAACCTAAAAACTCTATTCATGGACGCTACCATGTAAACAAGCGAAGATAGAGAAGGAGGAAAGATAATAATGGCAAAATTAAAGGAGATTATAGGAGAAGAGCTATTTAAAATGCTTCCAGAGGAAAAGCAGAAGGAATTTGAAAATAAGGATTATGAAGATATTTCTAATGGACCATTTATTCCAAAACAGCGCTTTGATAAGGTGAATGAAGAGTCTAAGACTTATAAAAAGCAGGCTATGGAAAGAGAGCAGCAAATCTTAGAACTAAAAAATCAATATGGTGATATTGAAAATTTAAAGAGTAAGATTATAGAGCTTGAAAATGAAAGCAGAAATCAAAAGGAAAGCTACGAAAAAGAATTGGAAAATATTAATTTTAATAATCTTTTAGAGAAAAATCTAGATGCTTTTAATGTAAAAGATAAGACTTTAATTATGACTTTATTAAACAAAGAAGCTCTCAAGGTCGACGGAGAAAATATATTAGGACTTAAGGAGCAAATGGAAACAATTAAAAAGGAACGTGATTACTTATTTGAAAAAGAAGTAAAAGGAACAAGCTCCTTTAGTACTGGTGGCGGGAGTCCTAACCTTGGAGAGAAAAGGAACTTTGCAGCAGAACTAGGAAAAGAAAAAGCAGCAATGCAGGGAAGTGGCATTGCTAATTTTATCAAGTGAAAAAATAAAGTGTAGAAAGGAAGAAGTAAATGAAACAATCAAGTTATTCAATTGGTGCTCAAGGGAGACTTAGAGCAGCAGCTGGTGATCATTTTATTGCTTTACCAGTTAAGGTTAAAAAATCAGATATATCAGTTTTATTAGATTCCAATGAGGTACTAAAAGCTGGAACTTTACTTACGAAGGGTGGGAAGGCTGTAACAACTACGGCCAATGCATCAGATGCTTATGGTGTTGTATACGAGGATGTTAGTTTTAAAGGAGCTGTGTCAGCTGATGGAAACACAGGTAGTGCAACAGCGGTTGTACCAATATTTTTACACGGTGTTTTATATGAAGCAGACGTTAAGTTTACAGAAGAATCAACTGTAGCTGGCGGTAAAGAGGCAGAAAGAATTGCATTAAAACAAATTTTATTTATTTAATGAAAATAAAACTAACTATTAATTGCTAATTAAACTAAGTTATTTATATGATAAAGAGGAGGAACATTTACAGTATGGATATTAAAGATTTTATAAATTCAAGTAACATAGCTTTATATATGAGAGAACTTCCAGTTGAAGAAAGTGCGGATAAGGCGTTATTCCCTAATAAAAAGCAATTAGGAACAGAATTGGAGTTTGCAAAAGGTGCCAAAAAAAAGGCTGTAGCCTTAAAAATGTCAACTTTCGATGTTGCTACTAAGATTAGGGCGTTAAATGCTTCGATAGATGTGCAAAGAAAAGAAATGCCATTCTTTAAAGAAGGGGTTGGGATCACTGAATCAAAGAGAAGAGAATTAATTAATGCTGCTAATGGAAATAATGAGAATTTAGTACAGGCTCTAGCGGCACAATTGTTTGAGAATTATGCGGGATTAATTGAAGGGGCTAACATTCAAACAAAGAGAATGAGAGCTTCATTAATTCAAAATGGAATAATTAATATTACAAGCAATGATGGAGACATAGTTGTAGATTATGGTGTACCAGCTGCACACAAAATCGTGGTGAGTGGAACAAAGTGGAATGATTCAAAAGCAGATATAGTAAGCGATATTAAGACCTTCCAAAAAGTAATAACTGATGATAATTATCCTAAGCCAACAACTGTGTTATTAACTGAAAATACTTTTAATAATACCTTTAGAATTAATGACGCCATTACAGCTCATTTGCGTTCTGGTGCTGCAGCTTCAAGCTTAATATTGTCAGAGCAAGATTATATTAATTTCTGCAAAGAAATACTTGGATTAAATATTGTGTTCTTAGAAAATGGAACCTATATTCCAGAAGAAGGGTTAGATCCTCAACCATATTACACAGATGGAAAAATAACACTTATGAGTGGAACTACTTTAGGTTATACTGTCTATGGAACTACCCCAGAAGAATATGACAAAATTTATGGAAGTGGAAAGCTTGATACGGCTATTGTGCAAGATGCAATTGCAATAACAACAATGGTAAAGGAAGATCCAATTACGGTAGATACAAAGGTATCTCAAATTGTTATACCAAGCTTTGAAAGAGCTGATGAAGTGTTATTTGCAACTGTATATTAAATTTGAGGGAGGTGAAAGGTTATGTCACTTACACCTTTGGAATTATTAAAATTTTATCTTCAAGAAAATGAATATCCTTATTTTGAGGATAAGGAACTGTATTTATTATTAGCAGCTAATGATGATGATGTTTTTAAAGCAGCTAACAAAGGCTGTCTCTTAAAGGCAGCAGCTGATGATGAAATTGACGTTGCGGGAATAAAGCTCAGTTCAAACAGAGAATATTGGCTTACTTTAGCAGAAAAATTTCAAGCTGAATCTATGAGCAATGGTTATATAACCAATATGAAAAGAGCTGATGAGTACTGATGGCTAAACTAAATAGAGGTAAAATAAGTGAAAAAATATATAAGCAGCTTGATAGAAAAGGATTATTAAAGGAAATCAAAATATTAAGATGTGGACCAGATATATATAAGGAAAATTTAGAAGAATTATATGTATGCACCATAAAAGGCTACTATTATAGAGATGAATCAAAGATGATTTTAAGCTCTAGAGAAGCAGCAACTCTTAATAGTAAATATTATGATAAATTATTGATTTCTTATAATGACGAAAGTAAGAAAATAAAACAGGATGATTATTTTATATTAGACAATATTAAATTTAAAATAATTGATACAGGAAATATTGAAGATATAGTGTTTGATATGTGGTTAAGCAGGATGTGATAAATATGGAGTTTGATATTGAAAATATAATCACTGGCTTAGGTAATTTTGAAGCGAAGGTTAAAGAAATTATAGATATTTATGGAGATATAGCAGCAAAAGAACTTGAAGAAGAAGTTAAAGATAATTTATCTTATTCAAGTAAAACAGTAGAACTAGCTAATGAAATTGAAAGCGGTAAGGAGTGGACTGGCGATAATTGTATTATTTATGTTGCTGGTAATAAGCAGGAGTTTGTAAATTTGGAATTAGCTAATGATAAGAGGTATGCAGTTCTTAAGCCAGCAATAGATAAACTTTCTCCAGAAATATTAAGAAATATGGATAATTTGCTGGGAGGTTAATATGGCAAGCTTTAATTATAAAATACCTGGAGATATATTGGAGGATGATCTAATAAATAGCACAATTCCGCAAACCTTATGGCAAGAAATATATTTGCACTTAAAAAAGCTTGGATATGAAGTATATTCACCAGGGCAAAAGCGAGATAAGTGTCAGAATAGTTATGTAGTCATAAAAGAAAATGGCACTTTTAGAGTAGCTGGAAATGTAGCAGGATATAAATTATTTGATATCATAATTTATCATCCAATGAGCAATTACTCTACTATGGAATTTTATGTTGAAAATATAAAAAAAGCCATAAAGGATATAGATGAATTGGTGCCAACAGGCAATGAAACTCCAAGTATTATAGATGATCAAGTACAAGCTTATGCAACAAGTATAGAATATAAACAATTTAAAGGATTGAGGAGGTAATAACATGGCGAATGGAAAAACTTTGGTAAATGTTAAAAAATGCATTGTAAAAAATGAAATTACAGGCGATCAGTTTGATATTGGAGATACTGCAAGTGAAATTGATGTAGAACCAATATTAAGTGCTGGAAAAAGAGATATCCTAAGAGTAAAAGACAAAATACTGGGAATAAATCAAACAGAGGATATAGCGATAGGGTATAAATTAAAATTAAAGGATAACACTTTTAATCTTGATGTTATGAGGCTGGTGGATGGAGGTACCATTTCTGGAGGTAACTATACTTCAATTCCAGCGGGGGAAGTTGTAGATAAGGATTTATTTACTTTAGAGGTATACACTGAAGAAAAGGATTATAGTAGAACTACAGGATACACAAAATTTACCTGGAAGCATTGTAAAGGAAAAGTGCCTAAATACAAAATAAAAGATGGTGATTTTATAGTTCCTGAATTCGAAGCAGAATCTATCCCATTTAGAGGTGAAACTGCAATTGATATAGAGAGCGTTACGAGTATTCCGGGAGGAGTTACACCCATAACACCCCCATCAAGTGGTAATCAAACCATGGGGGGAGTAGTAGGTGGAACAGTAACAAATAGTAACCCAGATGTTGGAGTAGAAATAACTACGAACATTAAATGGACTTTTGTGAAGGAAATTAATCAAGATGAGGTAGATAATATACATTTTGTAGTTAAAAAGAAAGCTGATGGAACTATAGTGGATGGAAATGTTACTATAGACAACACTAAAAAGATAGTTACATTTATACCAATAAGCATAGAAAGAAGCGTAACTTATACAGCAGAAGCCAAAGCAATTGCTCTATTAGATGGAAGTGGAACAACTACACCAATTAGTGTAGATTTCACAACTATATAAATAATTTTAATTTAGAGGTTGGTTGTGGAATTGATAGATGAAATTATTAGTGCTTAATTGATAAATTATCAATAAACAATTGTAGTTGAGTCAAGATGTTTTTATGAGGGCTATAAATAGAAAAATGTTATTTATAATGGAGAGGAAGATTATTTATGGAAATTACTAAAATTGAAGATTTGAAGAAAATGGCGGAATATGATGTGATTGAATTACCTAGATTTAAGAAAGAGATACCTTTTAATGCAAAAGTTAAAAGAGTGTCTCTTTTAAATTTAGCAAAAAGAGGGGTAATTCCTAACCAATTATTAAGTGCTGCAGAAGAATTATTTTATGGGAAAAAAGCTAGTACAGGTGTTGACTTAAAGCAGCTTACAGAGGTTATGTTTGTAATGGCTGAAAATGCTCTTGTAGAGCCATCTATTAAGGATTTAGAAGAGGTAGGCTTAGAATTAACTGATGAACAGCTTGTGGCATTATTTAATTACACTCAAAACGGGTTAAAAGAGATAGAAAAATTTCGTGAAAAGTCAAAGGATAATGTCAATACTAGCCATAAGCAAACAGTATAAACAAAGGCCATCAGAAATTATAGGAATAACCAATGATTATGAAGCCTTTTGCTTTGATGAATGCTGCACTTATATTTTAAATGAGCTCAGCAAAGAAAATCATAGAGAGCCTAGATTTGAAGATGATGATAAGAAAAAGAATACAAATAACGATGAAATTATAAATTGGCTTAAGGCGCAAGAGCATTAAGCCTTTTTTAGATTGACATAATATAACCCAAAAGGGGGTGAAAATAGTATGGCAATAAATGTAGGATCTGCAATTGCATATCTTGAGCTGGATACATCGAATTTTAGCGAATCCTTAAGAGGTGCAGGTGAAGATCTAGAGAGTTTTGCTAGCAGCGGTGAAGTTATTATAGCTGTTGGAGATACCATGGATGAAGTAAGTCTTTCGGCGCAGAACTTAAATATAAGTCTACAAGATACAGCTGTAGCTGTAAGTAATATGGTAATAAGTATTGCGTCTTCAATTATGGAACTCAAAATATGTTTATCGGAATTAAAAGAAGCCATAATTGAATTAATGGAAGCAGTAAAAAATCTTGCTGAAGTACTTTTAGAGGATCTAGTTAATGCGTTAAATAAGGTGAAAGACTTGGTGAAAAGCGGTATCTTTACTTTGCTTTATGATGAAATAATGAAAGTGAATGATGCTTTAAGCAGCTTAATTTCACAAGCTTCAAAAATTGGAATTCTCGAAGAAGCATTTAGAAATTTAACTAAAACAATAGAAGAGGCTTCAAAGACAGCAAAGGCCTTAAGTGCAAGTTTTGACGAAATGAAAAATAAAATAGAATTACTCACAGATGCAGTTTTAAAGCTTACAAATAGAATTCAAGAATTAACAGAAGCAGAAAAGGCAGATACTATTCAAGTAAATAACCTAAAAGATGCATTAACAGCATTAAGGGAGAGCATTGAGCAATGCCTTATACCATTAGGTTTGTTTGCAGCAGCTTTAAAGCTCATTGATTATGAGGCTAAAGCTTTAGCAAAAACAATAAATGAAGAATTAAAGCCAGCTTTAGATTCACTTAAAGAAATTTCTATAAATATGTCGATAGAACTTAGTGGAAAACTTACAACTGCTACAAAACAAGCAGGTGATTCCGCAGAAGATTTAGGAAATAAGCTTGAAGACTCAGCTGAAAAAGCTGAAGAGTCTACAGGGGTATTAGCTTCTATACGTAAAGCATTAGATCCATTTATCTCAAAGGTAAAAGAGATAATTGAAGTTGTGGAAGGATGGATAGAAAAATTTAAAAATGTCATAGAAATTCTCAAAACAATTAAGGATTTTTTAAGTAATTTCAGCAAGCTTGAGAAGGTTGTAAGTATATTAGAAAAAATTATTTCCGTTGCAGAAAAAATTATAGCACCTGTAGAAAAAGTCATAGAAGTCGTTAAAAAGGTAATAGGAGCCTTTGATTCCCTTGAAGCTGCAGCAGGTGTATTTGCTGAAATTGCAGGAATAATAACCCCAGAGGTGGCGCTTGTTATTGCAGCAATAGCACTTATAGGATTTGCAGTTTATGAGGTGATTAAACATTGGGATGAGTTAAAAGCCTATTTTCAAGGTGTAGTGAACTATTTTAAGGAAGCTGCTGGTAATATTGTTGATGGCTTTGTTGATGGGATAAAGGAATTTGGTCATAAGGCTTGGGAAGTTATTACATGGTTAGGTGGACAAATTTGGCAAACATTTAAAGATTTTTTTGGTATAAATTCTCCTTCTAAAGTATTTGCTGAATTTGGAGGATTTATTATTGATGGTTTGGTTAATGGTTTAACAGGAGGCATTGATAGTCTGATGTCGTCTATAAGTAATATAGGAACTAGCATTATTGATAAATTTAAGGGACTATTAGGTATAAATTCTCCATCAAAAGTTTTTGCAGAATATGGTGGCTTTATAGGAGAAGGTCTTATACAAGGAATAGACAATCAAGAAGGTGCTATAGCTACTAAGTTTTCAGGAATTGCAAACAAGATTAAAGATTTAGGTAATGTGAAACCAGAATTTAGCGGGCTTAATAATATGGCTCTTAGTGGAGCTTATGGCGGCAGTGCAGCATTTAGTACAAGTAATCCAAAGCAGTTTAACTTTACGCCAAATATAACAATGCATATATCGGTAGCGGATACAGGAGCAAAAGGTACAGCACAACTTACAAGTGAGTTAAAGACCATGGCGCAAAATGCTATAAAAAACAGCATGGTAGATGAGTTTATGGCAGATGCCTTGAGACTATAAAGGTAGAAGGGAGGTATCTAAGTTGGTATATAATGAGCCAAAATTATTTTATGAGGATGGATCAGAGGTAAATGGTGTTGTTACTAATTATAAACCGCCCCTTCCATCCTTTAATACTATAAAAAACAAGCCACTAAAAGGAAATACAAGATTTCAAACCATTAATGGGAAAAATGACACTAAAATAAGGTTTACTTTAGCTTTTAATATTATAGATTGCGGGAAAGATTCATATAAGAAATTTCTAATTCATTATGGTGATTTATTTAAGTTCAAAGATGAGTGGGGATACACCTATACGGGAAGACTCGAGCCAAGCATGGATATAGACATGCCCATAGAAGCAGATATTTATTACATTGCAGTAGAAATGCTATGTAACTGTGAGGTGAGCGGCATATGAATGACTTCAAGGTTTTAAATCAATGGAAAAATGGAAATAAATCCTTAAGTCCGCCTATAGATATTTCAGATTATATTATTGACATTAATATAGATAGAAGATCTGGCACCAATGTTAATGAGTGTAGGTTAAATTGTGACGGTATACCTAGAGATAAGTTTTTTGTTAGAAAATCTATAACCAATGATGAAAATGTAGTCACTGATCCAATGAACAAAATAGAAATATATATAAATAATAAAATTCAATTTACTGGCTGGCTGATGAATTATAAGATAAACAGCAATAATCAAATCGTTGAATTAACGCTTCATGATGACAGTGTCTTGTTAAAGAGAGGACTAAATGTACATCCTAGGCCTAAGGTTACTTATACAGAGACGTATAATACTACCGTCATAGTAATGTTGGCAGGTCTATTAAATGTTAATGTGAATATAGATCCTGAAGTGGTAAGAAGAGCTGTTTTATTAAATGAATATACCATAGAAAATGGCCAAAATGTCTATGATGCAATAGTAAGTTTATGTGAAAGCTTAGATGCTGTAATTTCAGCGGACAAAGATGGAACTATAAGAGTTAAACCTTCTTATATTGATTATACCAGCGGGTATGACTTTAATTATGATGAAGTTCAGCACATAGTAAGTGCCTCAACTACAATAGCTGGTTCAAAATTAAAACCAACTATAATGATTAAAAATGACAGTAATGAAGACCGCAAATTATCTTGGGTATTTACAGATAAAGAAATGCTTGAGTATTTAAATGGCTGGGATGATGTGGAGATAGTAGAATCAGATCTTGCTATTAATCAAAGTGTGGCTCAAAATATTGCACACCAAAGATTAGTACTCATGTGGCGAGGAGCAACCAGCCAAGATATTGTAACTGCAGAAGGTAATATAGACATGGATGTGGATAAGGTGGTTCAGACTACCATTGATGATAATACAGATGTATATAGAGTCATTGGATTAACTACTACCTTTAATTCAGCTGAAGGCTATATAGATAAATTGACTTTAGAATGTATACATCCTCATAATATTGAATATTTAGGAGATATGATAGATTGTAAAGGCCTTAGAGATGCAATTATAGCACAGGCTATGAAATATCTAAATATTCCTTTTAATCCTAATCAATATTATAGGACCGATCAAGGTGAGTGGGGGATGGTAGATGAGGCATTAATTACTCATACTTTAATAGATTTAGGGATGAGATCAGAGGAAGAATTAACTACTGACCAGGGGACTATAACTACTGTATGGTGTGATGAAATATCAGCAGATCAAGTCAAGCCTGCTGACATAGTGGCTTGGCCTAATGACTGTCATGAAATGGGCTGGTATTTGGGAGATAATAAAATACTTGAGGTATGGGGGAGTGTTATCTCTAATATGACTCCTACTGCCATGCAATATCGTGGCTATTTTGTTAAAGTAATTGAAATGGATTCTGAGTATGGCGTCAACGCCCCTAGATTTTATAGGTTAAAGGAGTTGAAGGATTGTGTCTAATTATTTTAGAGACTTTATGCAGCCAACCAAAACCATATTTGAGAGGCTGCAGCAGCAAAAAAATCAAAAGGTTATTATAAATGGTAATAATGGAGGAAGTACAAATGCCAATGTAATTCCGCCATTTTATCCAGATTTGCCGGAATACCCATGCGAGCTAATTAGGGGAGATGACAACAAGGTAACTGAAATTCATTATGGTAAAAATAATTCAGCTAAAGGATATGTATGGCGACATATAATTCATAGAGGTGCAGATGGTAAGGTGGATTATATTAGACAAGAGAATCCAGATGGAACTTTTGAAATTGTACTGCACAGAGATTCAGATAATAAGGTTAAATTAATAGATATAGAGTAAGGCAGGTGATAAAAATGAGTGTTCCAAGTTATGTCCTTAATTTTGATGAACTGTCCGAACTTCTTAAAGATTATTTGCAGAATGGTATAAATGTGGATATTCAAGGGATGACCTTTTCTACTACTGATATCGAGAACCTGTTAAAGGATATATCTAATAAAATACAGGGAATAGACTATAATAATTTAATTACGGCTCTTAATAATTTAGGAGCTCAATTAGATGGAATAACAGGCAATTTAGGATTAAGTGGTGTACAGAAAATATATGGCAGAATGTTAGAAAGTTGGTATATTAGTGATACTAAGCAAAATAACATTATAGAGTTTACTGTACCTGCTAAAGGGCAAATAACGGGTATTACTTATACTCTAAGTGCATGGAGCCCTAAAGACAGTTGGGATTTGGTGGTAAATGGTAATAAATTATTTACAAACGTTAGGACAAAAGAATATGGTGAACATAAATTCTTTAATGTGTTTTATCCTGTTGAGAGTGGGCAGATAATAGAGTTTATCTACAATTACAGTGATGATGATAAGTCTAACCGTACTATATGGGTAGACTTTAATATATTGGAGGGCTGATATGACTAATAAGTCTAATAATCCAGTCCCAAGATATGTGATTAACTTTGATGAATTTATTAAATTGTTTGGTGATGATATATCGGCATTAATTGCAAGAGCTTTAAAGGATAAATATCCCCAGATTACTACAAATAATATTGAGGCTATACTCCAAGAGATAGAAGATTTAATGCCTGCTGAGCAATACAAAAAAATAACAAAGGCTTTAAGCATAATAATCAATAACAACAAAGTAAATGGTATACAAAAAATAGAAGGTAGAATAATGGATGTACCCCCAATTATTCAATCCATAACAGAGACTTTTAAATTTGAGAAAGATGTCTATATCACAGGATTTCATTTTAACCAAACCGGATGGAAAAAAGAGGATAGGTATACTTTAGAGGTGAATAAATTACTTCTTATAAATAAATCTTTTACAAAGGAATTAGGGGAACATAAATACCTTAATACCTATTACTTAGTTAATGCTAATACACCTATAAATTTTACTATAGATAATAATAGTGGTAATAGTAGGCAAACCATAATAGATTTGGAGTATTTAGAAAAAGTGGAACTCCCACCACCTCCTGATCCACCACCCGTACCCGATCCGAGTATTCCTTCAGTGGATAATATCACTAATCCTTGGGACGTTGCAGTAGAAATGAACTGGGAGATAAGCCATGCAGATATAGACTTACATGGCTTTATTGATGGCAATCACACTTGGAGCGATAATAAAACCCATGTTTGGTATCATAATAAAGATATAGGAGATGATACATTTAAACTTAATTGGGATTTTCAGTCTCATTTGGATAATACTAATCCTGAGATATTATCAGTAAAAGGTCATAATATTTTAGATGTGTACATTCACAACTTTAACCCAACACCTTTAAATAACCCGGTTAATGTTAAAATTTATACTAAAGATAGTACAGGAATAAAAGTAATTAAAGAATATGATATAACTCTATCTACCAATAGGACATATATAATAGGAGTTTGTTCTATAAATTTAAATACACTTGTAATAACCGATAGAACAGATCAAATACTATTTATTAGTCCTTAACAAATAGAACAGATAAGAAATTATTTAGTATTGATTACAAAAAGGAGGAATTTTTAATGTCAGAAAATTTTTATTATGTGGAAGGTAGTTCTAGTGTAAGAAATTTAGTTAACTCACTAGTAACCGAAATTACTCAAAATGCAGATATTTATAATTGGGAATTAGTCTACCCATCATCTATTAGTAAAATTGGTTCAGCAGGTTCAAGCTCAACAATTGACCTAATTGCAGATGGTAGTACTACTTCTTTAGTTAAGACAACTTTTACAGTTGGTAGCAATAATGATAGATGTATATTAAAAACAACTACATCTAATGGGAAATCATTCTATTTAAAGATAGATAGATTAGGTGCAGATTTAAGTGTAGCAGAGAAAAAAGCATTACAAGATTTTGATAATTTTCATACGTATGGTACTGGAAATGGAGGTGTTGCTCATAGAACTGATGCTCAAGTATTAGAAATGATGGCTGGAGTTAGTACAAGTTGGTCTAAGAGTGGAAGCTATGATGATTATGTAAGTGCAAAAACAAAAAGCGGCTCACTAAATAATATAGTGCTGCAAATATCAAGCAGTTTAAATTCGGCAGGGGATGATTTAGACATAGCTCCAGACTATAATCATAGATTATCTTGGTACAGAACTATTCCATCAGGAATAAAAGATTTCTTACCTGTACAATATTGGATTAATGTTACAAAAGATAGTATTAATTTAGTGTTAAGAGGAGATCCATCTGCAGATGTTACTCCATACACAAATTATCTTACTAGTTATGCTTATATTGGAGCATTAAAACCAGTAGAAGACTCAGCTACAACAGATGATATATATAATTTTGGTATCACTACTAGTTCAGATGTGCAGCCTTCATATAGCCAAGCCTATGGTGAAAGAACTGGTACTGGTATAACAGATGTATGTATGATAGCTAACAAGATTGGTATGCCTTATCAACCTCATTATCCTGCATTTTATGCTACTAACCCATTTATGGATAAGTGCAACGTGGAAGGAAGCCGTTGGAACCATAAGAAACACCAATTCTCAGATATAACTTTAGTTCATCCAGTTGATATGGAAAGAGGTAAGATGATTAATGTATTAGCTGGGGATGCTAGTTCTATATATGATATGGATAAATTAGCATATAAAAAAGATACTGTAGATGAAGAATATTATAAGAAATTTACTATAACTGCTCCTTATAATTTCTTAAATAATAGTTCTAACATTAACTATGCTATAGCTATTAGGTGTTATAAGACTACAGAATAAGAATGAGGGGTGAGGTATAAATGCCCTTGTATACAATGATTCCCTTGTGTAATGTTAAGTATGCAGGGGACACTCTTTCTAGTGCTACTTTTAATTATGATACAGCTACTCTAGTAAATAAGAGTAAGGATAAGTATCTTAATAGATCTTCACCATCCACTGTGGATATAGGAAAAGAGAATAACTCTTTAGATTTAGAGAGACAACATGAAAAATCTAATGTAATACCAAAAGATAAAATACTAGATAGGGAAAAACTCTTTATAGATTGTTATATAGTAATGGATAAGAATCTATTAGATATTAGACCTAATATGCCTCTTGTTCTAAATACTCCTAAGCCTTTAAATACTAAACTCATGGTAGAAATGTATCAATCAATAAAAAATAGGAGTTATATTATAGATAATTTAAGAGAATTAGATAACAATGTTATAACTAAGCTTTTAGATAATAAAAGATTAAAAGGTATAAATCAATCAAGAGCATTAAATTTTGAGATTCAAAGGCCTTTAAAGTCATTGTTAGATAAACCTTTGCTACCATTAGTAGAATGTTTAAAAAGACGTGAATTAGTTATATACAATTCGTCATTCTTATTAGATAAGCCACAGGTTGCTAATGATATATTTTTTGGTAATAATCAAAAATTTTATGATTACATTAGAGAAAAGGTGTTAGATAAGGATATAACCTCTAATTATATTGATAGAATCACAGATGATAAAAAAATTAATAAGATTAAAGAATATTTTAAGTTTATGTCTAGATATGGATATTATTCTATATTCAATAAATCTTATCAATTTCTATTAGATAGATTAACTATTAAAGATATTTATTCTATTTCTTGTGAAATACCTGTTACCAAAATTGAATCAAAAGAAATAGATAATATTAATAAAATAAATCTTTTAGAAAAGAGAAATTTATCTTTTATAAATGAATGTGATAATTCGAAATTCTTAAGTAGGCAAGTATCTTTATATAGTGGTAAATTTTTGATACAGAAAAGTTTATTAAATTTAACTGTATCTTCTATTGGGTCATGGATAAATAATAAAAATTTATTAGACATATCTTTAGAGGATATAAGCTATAGTAGTAATAATTACTTATTATCCAAAATACAACACTTATTAGTTAAGGAAGAAAAAGCTGCTATTTTAGATACTATAGAACATGATATTAATAAAGAAAAACACAAGGAATTATCAGATTTAAATGTAATGATAGTTAACAAAGGAATAACTATTAAATCTTTATCTCATTTTTTAAAATTAATAAATGAGGAATTAAGTAAGGAGTTAATTGATTTAAAAGAATTGACTATTTACAAAGAGGATCATAAGGAACTAGGAGATTTTAGTAACATAAACATAAATAAATATCGTGCAATTAATTTAGGTAATCAACATGTAACTCCGATCTATCAACAGGATGCTAAAGAATTGGGGGCAGACCATGTATCTCAAGCTTATATTGAAGGATATAGGGAGTTATTAATTGAAGGATCTAATTTATTAAGCATTACGCCTTTTACTCCTTATTTAGATTCTTACAAATCAAAAGAAGCGATTATATACAGTTCTAATATGCTTGATAGATTGACTAATAAGTTATTAAATAAAGCAGAGATGAAGTATTGTAATTATATTAATACAAAATTAATGGATAAAAACTTTGCCTCATTTTGTGATTACATCAATATAAAATCCATCTACAAAGAACATTTTAAATATTATGATTATGTTAACTTAAAATATATGAATAAAGATAAACGTAGATTATATTATAAGATAACAACGGTTCCAATGTTTAAGGGGAAAATAAAATTGATGTATAAAAAAGGTATGGCTCCTATGTTTAAAATACAATCAGAGTACCTAAATCCAATAAATGTAGTTCCTACATTTAGAATTAGCCCTAATTATTTAGATAAACTTAACTTAACTCCTATATTTAGAATAAATTCAAAGTATCTAAATAAGTTAAATATAGTACCAACTTTTAAACTCAGAGAGCTTTACTTAAAGAAACTACAATTATATCCTATTTACCATCAACAAAAGAAAAATCTATTAGATGTAACTATAACTCCTATATGGAATGATAATGAAGTATATCTAGTAAAAGATTATAATCCTATAGATAAAGAAAAAACCAAGTTTATTGAAATCACGAAAAGATGGTGGTGGTTAGATGAAAAAGGACCAATAGATCATTTAATAGTTCCTAATAGAGATTATGAGGAAATGGCTGACTTACTATCTAATCCTAATTATGAATACCTAAGATATAATCAGCATCCTATAGAATGGGGTAAAGGCTGGGGGATAGATTGGAATATACCACCTCATGCTGTATCTGTGGAAATAATGTTAGATTTAGTAAACATATTAATCATGGTATGGCACCATAATAAGCAAGCTTGGTTAAATTGTACAGGCAAAGAGGGTATACAATTTGTTATGGAATTGCTCTATGATTGGTATTCTATGTCGACTTCATGCCCAAATACAAGTTATGAGAGAGCGTATAGATGGATAAGATGGGAAGCTGAGAAAGTATATTTCTTAGATACTAGCAATGGCTTACAGTCTATTGGTATGTTAATAGGCAACTTATTAGAATACATGAAAAATCATCATTATAATATAGTTCCATTATGGAGAAACCCAAAAGCAATGGATGTAGAAAGATGGTTTGAAAATCCATTATTTAAATTACGGTTAATGAGAGATATAGATAAATTTAAATGCAAGAGACACTATTATATAGAAACTCAGAACTTAAAAAAATAAAATTTAGGAGGTAATAAATATGTCAACAACAATAGCAAGCAGAATTGATTTTAAAAAGCCAAGACAAAAGGAATGGGGTATAATTCAGAATGGTAATTTAGCTACATTAAATTATGGTAATGAAACAGATAGTAAAGGAAATTCTATAATGGCATATTCATCTAATTGTTATGATGATGTTTTAGAGCAAGCAAAGATATTAATAAATTCAGGTATTGGAACTATGAATGTTCAAGTAGTGGAGTTTGTACCATATGACTATATCATGCAACCTAGAGTATAGGGGTGACACCATATGAAACTTTTAAAAGTTAAAGATGGTTTATTAGAGGCTGAGAATTTTTTCTTAGCCTCTCCTTTTAGTGACTTTGCTGGCAGTGCTAATATTACTAGAGATATATCAACAGGAAAATTGCAGCTAATATCTGATAATATAAGAATCGAAAGACCTTTTCCCTTTGATGATTTCTTAATAGAAGTTAAAAAAGAAAATTTTGATAATATGGAAAATGGTGATTTTTCAATGGTATATTTAGGAGATGGTAACTGCACCTTTGGGATTAAAGATGAGGATGTAAAAACTCAAAATAAATATTGGAAAATTTTAAGAGAAAGTGGTTATGTACAGGCTTATGTTAGTTCAGATGGCATAAATTATACGAATATAGGAGGGATGAGCTTCCCTGATACTTTAACTAAACAAGGATTTGATAAAATTAATAAGAAAGGATTTATTCTTGATAGCTATAAGTTATATGGAAGTCCATATGTTACCCTTCAAAACTTTCCTCAAGATACAATATGTGAATTATATGATACTAGCAATAATTTAATAAAAACTAGAACCTTTGATTCTTCTATGGAATGTAGGATTTTTTTAGATTCTAACAATCTAAATGGTCATTTAATATTTAAAGATCCGCAAGGATCTACTTTATTTACCACAGATAATTTAATTTTTGGTTATGGTGATGTGTGGGTAATTAGTCCCTATGATTTTGAAGTAATTTATTTAGGCAATGTGGTAACTAATGTAACACCTGCTTTTCTTCAAGATCTCGATGAAATAATAAGTATTAAAAATATAGGCAGTACAACTTATACAGGCATAGTGGTTGGAACGCAAACAAGCAGCAGTGATTTAATAGAGCTTAGTTTAGATGGAATAACTTACTCTAGTACCTTAACGTTAGATTTTGCTATTGGAGAGGAAAAACAGATATATGTGAAAGTCACTAAAAATGCAGCCAGCATCAATTTCAGTGTTAGAGACTTTCAATTAGTTATTAGTTAGGGGGTAGGTTTAATGAGTGAATTTTTTAGTGTAAACACTAGTGCTACTATTGTACTAGATGATAGTCAAACTTCAAGGTCAACAACCTGGAGCAGTGAACAGATTTACGAGGCAATTATTAATTATTCCGGAGGTAAAAATGGAACGGAAGGGAGCTTTAAATTCATGGAGATAAATGATGTTATTTCATTAAATGCTGGGGAAACGATTCAAAGAGATTACGACTTGGGGGAAAATTCAATTATCATTACGACCGTATATTTAGATATTGAGGATGGAAGTAACTTTCAACTTAAAATCAAGGATCAAATACAAAATGGATTTTTATTATATGATACGGGCCACGTAAATCATTATACAGATAGTGTATTTATACCGTATAAGGACAAAGATCCGAATACTAAAAATAAGCTGCATGCAGAGATAACAAATTGGAACTTAAATGCGCCGGTTGTACTAAATTTAAAAATATTAGGCTTGGAGGTTGAAGTATAATGTTAACTAAAACAGAATTTATAATGTTATTTACTAAAATAATAGGGGGCGAAGCCGTGCTCGATGCTGATTATAACTCAGTGATTGATGTTTTAAGGATGCAAAGGATCGTAAGTTGGGACTATGCCCAAGATAATTCCTTAAATCAAGCGCAAAACTTATTAAACATTATATGTCAAAACTCAATACGATTCTATGAAACATATTTAGGGGAATAGGAGGTTAAACAATGTTAGTAAAAGGAACAGTTCAAAAACAACAATTACTTATGGCGATCCATGATGCGATTATAAGTGCCGGATCTAATTGGGTAGAGATTTCAAGTAATAAAACAAATGATTATAAATGGGATGTTTCAAGCATGACTGATGGATATGTGTTTAAAAGTCCACCGATTGGAACTAAAAATCAAAGTGTAGTTTTAGAGTTAAAAAGTATAAATCTTGCGGTAACATCGCCAAGTACATCCACAGGAAACGGAGGGAATCATCTTAATATTTGGTTAGCGGATGATTATACGCCAAGCACAACACCAAATGTAAATGGGACCTTTTTAAACAGGGGACAAGTTGCATCTTGGGGGTTTACTACGGTTGATTCAATATATTCGGCACCAACTTCATTATACGATTATTTTGTTGATGTGTTGGATTATAGAATATTAATTGTCATTCAAAGAAATTCAGCAACAACAACAACGTATCCACATTATTTATACATTGGTTATCCAAATCCTACTACAAACATTGAGGGACCAAACTACACTAATCAATTTATAATCGGTAGTAATATTTATTGTGGTAATAACACAACGGTAGCTCGTGTATATTGGCATAAAGGATCAAACGCGCTTTATAACCAATATGCTTATACGAATTGTAATTTAAATAATGCAAATCCAAACCCAATGGGGCTATATTTATTAAGTCCGATTACAGTTACGGGAGATGGAGGTACGGGAGTATCTAACACCGGTCCACTTGGAGTATTGACTGGATTATATGCACTTCCCGCAACCAATATTATCAACGGTGATACTATAACTATCGGATCAGACACTTACCAAGTATTTAACCTTAGTCAATGGTTATTTTCTAGCTATACAAGTATAGGAGGGATAGCCACTAGTATATATTATATGAATGGCATTTCTCCATCCCTTATCGCAATTAAGACAAACAATTAAGCGGGGTGAATTGCTATGGCAAACTATAATGGTGTAATTATTGATAAAGGGTGCATTCTAGGAACCGTAAGGAATATAAAAAAGAGTGGGAACGTCATACCTAGTGATGTGATAGTGGGTGGTTTTAGATCCACAGTTAAACAGGGACTTGATCTTAATAATTACTATTTTTCAAAATTTGAGAGAATACCGAAAGAAAGAATCTTAAACAGATTTAAAAATCTTTCTAGTAATATTCATTATTGATATTAAAGAGGTCTTTCAGTCTCTCTTTTTATATTACTTAAGATTAAAAAGCGATGAGGGTGTGAATCAGATCTAAACAATTCAAAAGATCTGAGAAAGACTTGTAAAAATGGAAATGTTATTGGAGAACATAACGAGCACAAATAAATTTATTATGTACTAAGGATATGGATGAAGAGAAACATGAAGAACTTAACAAGTGCTTTTGGTACATTAAATCCTGTCTAAAATAGGAAATATCTCACTTTGTAAATAAATTATAAAAAAATTGTAGGAAAAGTAGAGAATGTGTATAAGAAATTGATAATAATAACCCTTATAATAGTAAGTGGGAA